GCAAGAGAAGTAGGAGTATTTCTCACCGTTCGCACGTTTCATGGTGGCAGCAGTCAATGTACGCCCACATGCAGGACATTTCAGTAATCCGGAGAGCCAGTGTTTATATGTAGAAGAGGGGCGTTTCCCGGAAGGTCTGTAGGTTGTTTCGAATCGTTTTTGTGCTGCATCAAATAATTCCTTTGTAATAATTGCCGGCTGTTGTCCTTCTGTGACGATCCATTCATCTTTATCCTTGATTCTGTTCGTACTGTTTTCTGTTCGGTTCCACCGAATCATACCGCAGTAGGAAGGATTCTGAATGATGTACTCAATAGATCTCCGCTCAAATGGTTTGCCCTGTGAGGTCTTAAGCCCAAGATTGTTCAAGCGTCTTGCAATATCAAAAAATCCGATGCCCTCATTCGCATACCAGTTAAATATCATGCGCACGATTTCTGCTTCTTCCGGGATAATTACCGGAGGCTTGCCATGCTCCACGACCTTGTATCCGAGTGGCGGACGTGCCTGGTATGCTCCACGGGTTGCATTTTCTTTCATGCCCCGGAATACCTCACCGGAAAGACGGATAGAGTAGTATTCGTCCATCCACTCAATAATACGCTCAATCAGAGAGCCGAAAGGATTATCTGAAAGAGGTTCGGAGATGCTCACGACTTCTACGTTGTGTTGCTTCTTGAGAAGAGACTTGTAGACAATGGATTCTTCTTGGTTCCGGGCAAATCGTGAGAACTTCCATACCAGGATCAGATCTACCGGGTGATCAGAACCCTTTGCAAGTCCGACCATCTCCTGGAAGCCTGGACGCTTTTCAGCTTTCCGGCCGGAGATTCCAAGGTCAGAGAAAATCTTAAGGATTACAATATTGTTCCTGGTAGCATACTCCCGGAGAAGATTCTCCTGAGAATCCGGAGAGATTTCTTCCTGATCGTGCGTGGATACACGGATATAGCCATAGGCATATCTTAATTCACTCATCATATCACCTTCCTTAGTATATATGTGCGACGTCGCACAAAAATGGGTATAAAAATAACAGCCAAGCATAGAACAACAGTTCCGCTTGCAAGACTGCTCCGAAGATGATACAATGAAGTTCAATCAGATATTAGTATATCTTCGGATATGCGAGCCACCCTGCGCCAACGGGGTGGCGATTTCTTTTTTTATTCAGCTTTTGTCAATTTTACTTTCGTAGTTGTACCGGCCATAGAGACTTGATAGGAAAGTTCTTTATCTGCATCAGAGTATGAGAAGTCTTTTGTATCATCAGTTGATGCAAGCATAGCATTATCAGTCTGCTCTTTATTTCTATCAGATGTCCAAGTGTAGTCAGCTGAGTACTCTGTTGGAGCTGTATAGGTTCCTACCCAGTAGATAGAAGTTGTGTCACCGTTATCAGATACCCAATTGACAGTAATTGTATCGTCGGCAATAACAGCCTCCATCCAGGAACCGTCATTATCTTCTGATTTCCATGTTCCAGCTAAATCAACAGGTGCTTTTTCCTCTTCTTTTTTTGTTTCCTGTGTAGTTTCGTTTTGTTTGGAATCAGATTTATCAGATGAGCTTCCACCTCCACATGCAGACAATGACAATGCCATTGTTCCGGCAATCAATAATGCTACAATTCTTTTCTTCATAATTATTCCTTTCTTTCTTCATTTGTAATTTGAGAATAAGCAAATCTAAGTAAGTTTTATATATAAACGCCGAAGCGGTTATATCAATCCTTATTATGCTCTTCATACTGACTCATTTCTTCATCATGAGCCAATTGAGCATTACATTCAATCATGAACTGATTCAATACATCTTTCTTAAGCGGTGTTTCAGATACTATGTGTCCACATTTGTTGCAAAAGGTATAGGTAGTATCGATTTTATGCCCACAGTTGGTGCAATAAATAGTCTTTTTATATTTGTTTAATATATATGATGTCATATAATTTCCTCAAATATTGTACAATTATATCCGTTTAAACACTGCCAAGTTCGGAATGAAATAGATAATATAATTATCTACAATCTTGTATACTCCATACTTCTCACGATAACATGAGATACATTCTTCTAAGAATTCCTCAGTTACTTCCAGATATTCGGCAGTCTCATATCTGTTCGTACAGCCATGCTCATAGGCATTGATCAGACCAGTGAGTCCGATCAAGCGGTTGTATCCGTGCAATCTTGCCTGGCGTTCCTGTTTGCGGTTCTGTACGGAATCCATATCTATGATATTTCCGTAAGAGGTTCCGTGATGTCCCATCTCCTCTGCCAGTGCACAAGTTTTCTCTGGAATAGTCATATCTTCTCGGATGGCTACAACACCATCACAATACAATCCTTTAATCCGGTTACTGTGAAATGTATAATCTATAACGTCTATACCGTCCTCGCAGGCTTCGTCCTGTAAACATTCGTATGTGTTCATATGTATAACACCTCCCACTCAAGTATATCTGATAAGCTGTCCAATAAATTACTTACCTCTTTTGCCTTTTACAAATTCAGCAAATTGTTTGATTTCATCAAGTTCTTCTTCTGTATATTCATCGCCATCAAAGTGTGCAGCGAGAGTGGTAGGTTCTTCATCGATTCCAAGCAACGTATCAGCAGAAACATTTAGCGCAGATGCAATCTTTTTAATTGTATCTACGTTAGGTTCTCGTTTTCCACTTTCATATAAGGAATAGGTTGATTTTGCAACACCGATATTTTCGGAAAGGTCTTTTTGGGAAAGACCAGATTTAAGTCTAGCTTCTTTTAAGTTTTCGTTAAAGTTCTCACCCATACTTTATATACCTCCTGTTAATTCTGATTATAATTGCGTATTGAAAAAGTGTCAATAAAAAAGTTTGCAAAATGAAAAGAAAACTGTTGACAAGTTTGCAAAAAGCAATTATAGTATAATCAGAGTTTGCGAAGTGCAAACCATTGAAAGGAGTGATATAAGTGTTCAGAAATTTAGATGCTGAACAGGCAAGATTTTCTTATACCAATCAGCAAATGGCTGATAAGTTAGGGATTTCAAGAGTTTCTTATGAGAATAAGAAAAAAACAGGTAAGTTTACCGCCCTTGAGGCGAAAAAAATGTGTATTATCTTCAAGGTCAAATTTGATTACTTATTTGCGACCGACGATGAAATGCCAAAGGCGCATTTATCCGTAAAGAAGATTGCAGACGGGTATGCAGAATGTGATGTGCGTCTTACGGCAGGACACAAAAAATAAGTGCCCTGCAAAGAAGTTACTTTTTATCAAACAATCGCTGATATGCAGTCTCGACCATATCTTGCCAAGATGTGAATTCAGAATTATTTTGAATTGCATTATCGAAGTATGCATCATCTTGTAGCTTGTCGAGATCGGTCTGAGATGTAATGTCACAGCCAATCATTTCACAAAAATCTGTGAAATTAGATGCTTTGGTGAATTCAGATATAAAAGAGTCCGGGAATATTTCATAAACATTGGAATCGGATGTGTAATCGAGGCGTTTTTGTATATCCCCAGAATAATCACCAACAGCTAAACGTATTTGTGTCATGTGAAAATCTCCTTTCTTATAAAACTTAGGTATTGCAGTACCTTGTAAAAGGAGTATAGGTCGGCGTGAGATAAAAAGCAATGGATAATTTCAAAAAGATACTATAAGGAGGATACATGAACGAACTTGTATATCTGAAAAATGATGAACCAGTATGTAGTAGCTTACAGGTAGCAGAGAAGTTTGGAAAGAGACATACTCATGTGATTGAAAGAATTGAAAAAATCATTGAAAATGACTCAACCGAAAATTCGGCTCAGTGTTTTAAGGCTTCCATATACAAAGACAGTACTGGCAAATCAAACAAAATGTATGTAATGAACAGAGATGGATTTACATTCCTTGTTATGGGATTCACTGGAAAGAAAGCTAATGAATGGAAGTGGCAGTACATAAAAGCTTTTAATCAAATGGAGAAATTCATCAGAGAGAAACAGACTAAGACTTGGATTGAGACAAGAAAAGCTGGCAAGCTGACCCGTAAGGCGGAGACAGACACTATCAAGAATCTTGTTGAGTACGCGAAAGCGCAAGGTAGCCAACATGCGGATAAGTTGTATATGACCTATTCAAAACTCGCGAACAAAATGGCGGGAGTCTCCAAGAGAGATGAAGCTACAGTAATGCAACTTAATAACCTATCTTTTATGGAGCATATCATTTTATGTGTGATTGATTCTGGGATTGTTGCCGGAAAGCATTACAAAGAAATCTACCAGGATTGCAAGAAAAGGCTGGAGACAGTAAAGGATTTAGCATACTTAGAACAGAGTGCATAGGACAAATCATTAGATTACCTATTTGCAACAGATGAAACCAGTGAGTAAAGTGAGTAGGAGGTGAGGAAAATGAATTACAAACTTTTAATTACAATAGGAATGTGGGTACTTGGAGCAGTATGTGTATGGGTTATGAAAAAAATAGAACCCGATAACAAGATATATCCTGTATGGGCTCTATTCATAGCATTAGCTTTTACCGGGTTCGCGCTGTATGACTGGCTTGGTTGATGCAAGTTCTTCATTAAGAGAAGTAATTACCGATGTAAGCGTTTTTGTATATTCATCACGCTCAGCTTTGGTATAGCCACTACCAAAAATATTATCTGCATATTCAAGAAAGTCAGAAAGTAAATCATAGTTAGACTGACTGCAATACAGCATAGCAGTATGAGCCGATGATTGAAGAGCTTGGTATTCACGAACTTCTTCTTTGGCAAACGAAAATTGTCCAGCGGCATTTGAAAAATCAGCAAAAGCGTTTTTCTTATCTGAATAGTAAACATCAAATTGATTGATTATGGTGGACTGCTGAAAATTTAGCCATCGAATATTTTTATCATATTCAAGTTCGATTTTTCGTATTTTGACATGATGACGATTGTTTATGATAGCTACAACTATAGGCGATAAGAAAGAGCTTACTGCAATTATCGCAGTAATTGTCCAAGTAATATTTATT